CAACACACTTGCAAAAATTGATTTCAAACCGTTTAAAAACCACATATTATTTTTGTAGTAATGATTTAATCCAAGCAATCGCAGCGTCATCAATTGGCGTTTGTGATTTTTTTGCTAATGTTTCTAGCTCTTTTATGATGTCAACCTTAACAGCAATGCCAAGCTCTAGCTCTCCCTTGTTGTTTACATCTACATGATAAGAACCGATTGAACCTAATTTACCTTCTACTTCTTTACCTTCTAACATATATACTCCTTTAATTATGTACTCATTTCCTTTTGAGTACTTATTGAATCTATTCTTTTATGAGCCCTAATTGCGGTTTCTTTTGCATCGTCTACTCTAGCGTCAAGTTTAGATATCCACCAAACTGCCTTACCACCAAATACAAGTATTGAACCAATTGTTCCAAGGTTTGCTAGAAGTAAAGCACCGAGTAGATATTTAAAAGATTCTGGAAGCATACTTGTGTCCATTTAAACACCTTCCTTGGTTATTTAGGACCTATACAATTTACTGTAAAACGAGCATTTGCTAATGTAGAACCCCCTGCTGCAAAACAACGTATCCCAGCAGATGATGCCCCTAGTGAATCCATATTACACTTATCACCACTGGCAGCTCCAAGTGAGCTAACAGTGCACACAGGGTATGAACTAAAACCAGTGTAGTTAACGGTATAAATTCCAGTAGATGTCCAGCCGATGCTTGTTATAGCATCACTAGATTTTTTTCCTATAGTGCATGGATTAGAACTACATGTAGACTCAACAGAGGCATACTCTAATTTTAGTGCTCCTGTATTAGCTGAACTTACTGAGCCTACTAGGATTGGAACTTGAGGTCGTGGTTTTAGGTCACTAGATTGCCTACTACATACTATATGAAATCCATATTGAGATGCGGCCCCAGCATCATCAACGCCTTGAATGGAAATACTACTTGTTGAGTTGGCCGTTATGTTTACCATTCGACCAGAGGCCGCCGTTGCCGTACAACTTGCAACTGCAGAAAACAAAGACGTGTTAAACGTACAAACTAATGGATTTGCATTCGTACAATTTCCATTAATCCAATCTACATTTTCAGCACTCACTGTTCCTGTTGAGCCAACTGTTGCACTAAAAACATTCTCACAGTTTGCGGTTCCTATGCAGTTTATTCCTACAGAAGTATTACTCCCAAGGCCTACTATGGGGACTTTAAATCGCATCCACACAGCATCGCCACTAGTAAATGTCATTGGTGCAGCTTGAGTCACTGAACTAATTGTTAATAAAGACCCAGAAACAGTGTTGTAAGCCACCCTTAATGACCCAGTATTTCCTATGTATAAAACCTGCCCTGAATACCCAGCTACTCCATTATCAAAAACTTGAACATCTGAACCCATTACTTCAGAGGAGTTACCTAAAATAAGCTTAGCCGTATCTATCACAAACCCTGAAGGTAGGTTAACGTCTAAACTTGCTGATGTAGGTGCTCCAGCTAAAGCTAGATTTATGGTAAATTCAGCCTCATTTCCTACTATCCTATACTGCCCTGTATATGTTGTATTGGTTGACCAAGAACCCGTTGGTGTAAAACTAACCGGAGAACCAATGTAACCAGTGCCGCTACTTATATTTGTAGCCTTCCCATAATAAACGCGTCCAACATTAACCGCTGCCCCAGTGCCACTTTCGGTTTGAACAAGTCGAACATCTCGCGCTGATCCGCATGGATAATTTATCGAGGCTTCTGTCCAATCAGTGGCATTTGTGAGCACTGATGAATCAGTTAACGTGGAGCTAGTATCAGTTATGCGTAACTTATAAAGTGATGCGTCCCCTTTATAGGTGACTTTAAACTCACAGTTTCCGGTCTTATCACCTTCTTGAATTGTATCTAATGACCAAAGGCAATAACCATTTTGCGATGAGGCATCACAAACTAAGGATGCTATCCCATCAAGCTTATCAGATGTGTCTGTGTCTCGTGCAATTGTGGCGCTAGAGACTGTGATCCCTAAAGTGTTCTTAAAACCACTTGGATTTTTTACATAATTTCTTGAACTAGATAATCCTGGAGATATAGTGGCGTTTGTAACTTCGTTCGCGTTTTGTGCAAAACTACTGCTGACAAATAAAATAAGTAGTAAAATTATTTTAATCATATTCCGTTTCTCCCCATCTCTACCCAAACCGATGTATCCCATCTTAAATATAAAGTACTGTCAGCATAGGCCGTCCAGGTACCGTTTAATTTTAAACCGCTTCCATCCTCAAAAATAACAGGTCTTGAATCATCTCGACCTACAATAATCAATTCTTGACCGTCTTCACTCCCTGCACTTATTTGAGGATTAGTCGTAATGTCTGTGCCTGTGGTCGTATCACCTAAAATATACCATTGTTGTCTAGAGCCTCCGGTAGTCGAATAAATAATACCGCTTGCTGTTATGGTCGAAGGTGCAGCACGAGTTCCAGTAACAACTAGTGAACCACCTCCTAATGCAGTCTCAACACCAGCAGGATTTTTTGTATAAGTTTTTCCATCTGATTTAGGGTAAATGCATAAATAACCACTAGCCGGAGCCGCTGGTACAGAACCAGCCGTGTTTTGATATAATGTAAGGTATTGGCCAAAAAAACCACGCCACTCATGTCCAGCGCCGCCCAAATCATAAGTTAGAGCAGAAGCCGCCGTAGTAGTGTTTGGATCAACAGGGATAATGTGGCCTCTAATAGCATCAAAATTTGAATTTACTTGAGCACTCCTAATAACGGTTGCCGCAGAAAATGAATAAAAACTTGTAATTGTATTGCTCGAAGGCATTTAGACTTCCCTTGCTATAAACCTATTAGACAAATTATCTAAATCTATTTCAAATGATAAAAATTTAAACTCTTGACCGTCTAGGACTAAACCATCACCTACCGCCGCATCAAAAATTAAATCCTCACTTGTCGATGTATTATCTGCTGCCCAATTATTCTGATCCCAAAGATTAGACGTTAAGAATTCGGTAGGATCATAACTTATTGCAAATCTATCAAATAAATCTAAATGCGGTATGAGGGTTGTTTCAAACTCAATTTCTTTTTTTAAGGCCGACACATCATTGTAAATTGTCTGTGCCAATGTATTCGCTACAGTAGATGTAGGAATATAAAAGTTTTCTATTGCTAATGTTTTTGCACCCAATACCCAAGGGTTGTTAGTTGGTGAAACAGTTAAAGTTGACTCTATGACCTCATACGAAGTTGAGGTGTCTGAATCAACCCACTTAATTTGTACTCTCGAATAATATTTTGTAGCCTTAAATCCATAATTAGAAACTCGTTTAATCGTGTGTCCAAATAACGTATCAAATACACCAGCACCATAAAAATTATATGAAGACGCAGTATCAATAGAATCACGAGAAACAAACCTAAAAGTTCCTGTTCTAGAAATGTATGGGACAAAATTTTCTGCCTCTGCTAGTTTTTCTATTACATCCCAAACAGTTTTATCAATTACATCCTTAGCTGTTGAGGTATTTAAATTAGCAAAAACATTAGATGTTGTAGAAATATCCCAGTAAGTTGTGGTATTTTCAAAAAATGGTCTAAATATATAATTACCAGAGCCATCCTGTTGATCTCTTACCATAGTCACAAATTGACTTGCAGTTAGACCAGTTGATGTCCACCCAGTAAGATTGCGGGCAGGGAATTCTTGAAATATAGATGACAATGGTTTTAAATTTAAAACAACTTCATTTTTATCAGATAAAGGCAAATCACCAGAAACAATACCTTTAAACACAGTAGCGCTCAAATCTGAATCCCATAATGCCGAGTCAAAATCCCACAATGCCTCATCCCAATTTGATAAAGATGGATACTCTCCTCTAACCCAAATTCCATTTGTATTTTTAATTGCATATAAATATCCAACTTCATATTTAACTAATGTTCTTTGCTGATTTAAAAACCCATACCACAATGAAGCGGAGTCATCATGCGGATTATATCTGCCTTCATCGTTTCTTAAAACTAATTTACCGTTACCAAAAGTAAACTTATATCGTCTGGCAGAGTCTATTTGATTAGTTATTTTTCCAAATGACTTTACGTCAGAGGTTATGTCAGTCCACCCACTTTCAAATTGACCAGTGGTTAATTCTCTGCGCTTAATATATGCCCTTCGGAATATATTAGCTATCGGACTTTTAATAAGGTCATTTATTGTAATAGCCATTAATAAGGTGTCTCATTTAAACTTACTTTGCCTGAAAATCCGCTTGCAGCAGCATTGTCAGAATATTGATAAAACTCAAAAGGTCCATCCCAAACAGTTTCATATAAAAACCCATCCCATCCTGTTGCCGTACCAAAAGGACAAAAATTAAAAGGTAATCCTGAATCATATATTTCAAACAGTGCATTCCTTTGAGTTGTATTTAAATAATCTAAAGTAAAATCGGTTTCCCACTTGCTTGATACATTGTGAAGTCGTGTTCCACCGTCTGATAATTTATGAACTATTTGTTTTGGTACCTTTTTCGGTTTGTAACTTTTTGCAGATGGTTTTAACTCTAATTCAAAATTTAAGTCAGAAAGTACCAATAAGCCTAAAACCTTTTCTTGATTAGCTATCTGTGTAGTTTTTGCATCAATTGTTATTGATGAGCATTGAACCGTAGAAAATCTGAAATATTTATATTGATCTGCGTTTCCAGTATAACTACAAGTACTTGTGTCAGCATTTGTTAATGTTAATGTGCTGGCAGTAGAACCATTATAAAATATTTTGAATTCTTTAAAGTTTGTGTCTATTAAAGCTATTCTAGACACTGGACTAGTTGAATCAAATGTTACCGTTATTGATAGCGTTTGAGTATCGTCATCTAAACCATCTGTGTAATATTGGTAGAGTTTATTTCTATTAAATAAATTTTCAGCAGTAGCCGTGTTGTTATTTATTGTTATCATTGAGGATGTATTAAGATAATTCTGTTTTATAAAATCCATTATATAACCCTCGAATCAAACGCAGTAGATTCATTATTTTGTCGTAGTTTTAGCAATTCACGATCAACAGCTTTTGCAAACTCGTAGGCCTCACTCTCTGAGCCCAATAAACCGCCATTTACTACTATTGTGATATTTTTACCACCACCGAAACCAAATTCACCAGCTCGATCTAGTGGAATAACGGCCTCATCTTGCCCGCCCTCACCGATTGTAGCCTGAATTCCACCTGGACGGGCTTGGACTATACCACCTTCAGCCAATGGAACTCCAGCAATGCGGGCCGCTTGAGCTGCCATAGCAACACCAACAGCGGCGGCAGCTCCAAAATTAAATGGAGGAGGAAAAGCCGATAGTGCTTTTGCTATAGCTACAGGAGTTTCAATGGCAATTTGAGTAATCGCAGCGGCCTTACCAGCAGCAGCGAGTGTTTTATTATTTGAGTTCTGTAATGATGCTATTGTATTTAATGATGATGCTCTGTTTGCTTCTTTTTGTTTATCTACTTCCTCTTGAAATTTTGCTTGTTTTAATAATTCTTTTTGTTCTAATAAATTATATTTTTGTTCCATCAAACGCTTTTTTTCCCTAGCATTTGTGGCATTTTGTAACTGCTTATCTATTTGTTGTAATTGTATAGCGTTTAATTCTAATCCCGTGGCATTCATCATAGCTATATCTAAGTCTTTTTGTGCTATGTCTTGTTCCATTTTGGTAAGTTGTCTATTTAAAGCATTTTCAGCCTCTATCTCTTGTCTTCTAGTTAATGAATCACGTAGATTTTGCTCTTCCGTTAAAAGATTTTCCTGCTGCTGTTGATTAAATGCGGCGTCTAATTCTGCTATTTTTTGTTTTCTAGCCTCACCAGCCGCAACATGTTCAGCTTGTAAATCAGCATAACCTTGCTTTGCTATACTTACCGCTTGACCAAAATTAAGTTTTGCAGCAGCACTAATTGATTCGAATGCGATGGCTAAAGATCCACCTAAAGCTTTTGCAAAACGGTCTATCTCTGCTGTTACAAACACAGCGGCTTTTGTAACCCACTCTATAACGTCTACAAAAAATCCCATTGTACCAGTAACGGTAGATGTATCTTGTGCTAGATTATTTAAGTATTGTCCTATTAGTGTAAAAGCTGGAGCTAGTCTTCCACCAAGCTCTTCAAATAAATTATTTACTGAATTTGTTAATTGATTAAAAACACCCAAACCACCAGCAGCAGCCTCGGCTTGACCACCCATCTTAGAATTAACCTGACCAATTACTTGAGCTAATTTCTCTTGCTTAGACGCTGTGGCATCGATCTCAATGCCTTGTTTTGCCAGGGCATTAGTGCTTGTGCCGATTGATTTACCTACTATTTCTGCAGCACTAGATAAATCTATTTTTTTTGCAGTGGCCAAATCTAGCGTGGCCTTCATTAAGTCTTCAGTAATTGGTATTTCTTTGAGATACATTTGAAGCGTGCTTTGTGCTGACACAATAGCGTCGCCTTCAAAAGTAGTTTTCTTTTCTAAAGCTGCTGCTAAACCTAAATAACTATCTCTTAATTCAGAAGAATAAACACCAGCATTAACCATAGATCTAGTTAATGAATTTTGCGCCTCTTCGGCTCCTCTGTATTCTGCTAATGACTTAACAACTACGGCGGAAATAGTACCAAACGCAGCAACACCAGCTTGTTTAATTACGTCAAAATTGTCTTTGATCGAATCAAGAGTTTCAGCGCCTATTGATTTTATTTTAAGTATTAACTCTGCTGATTTACTTGCCATGTCTAATCCTTGATTTTTTAGCGCTTAGAGACTCTTTCTCTATTGCAGCTTGAGCCACTAATTGCGTGAACTGGTAGTTTCTTACATCCAGTTCTAATAAGTCAGACGGCAAAACATGATAGCGCTGGCAAACTAAATCCAGCTCTATCAATCGCTCTTTTGAGAGTTTAACGTCTGAACTTTTTTTTTACCATAAGTGAAAGACATTATTTCACTATACAATTTTTCTACTAAATCAAAATCAATAAACATTTGTTCAACATGTATTCCTTGTTCTTTTTCACTATGAACCAATTTAGGGCTTAATGTTCCAGCGACTAGAACATGCGCATAATGTTCCTTAATTTTTTTCTCTACATTTGAATCTATTTTTTGATCTTTTATGTTCGGTTTATAGGTGTCGTGATATTGCAACAACACCTTTGCACCGCTGGCATAATCTAAAACACTTATTTTTTTTATTACAAAGCGCACGCCGTTAATACGAACTACTTTCGTAGCGTTTAAAACGTCTTTTAAGTTTTTACCATAAATCATGCGCTTCATAAATTTTAGCATTAATAACTACTTGTCAAATTTGTTACTACTGCCTTCACAGCATAACCGCTTGAAGTAGGATCACGAAGAACCGCGAATGTAACTTCACTTGTGAGTGCTTCGTTAGGTCCACCTATTTCTGGATCTCCAGCGTCCGTTATTCTTAAATTAGGGAATGTAAGCTTAACGCCCTCTTGCTTTGCAGATCCTGTCATTGTATTACCTAAAAACTCAAATTGTCCTGCAAGTCTTGTGTGCGCCATCATAGCGTCAAAAGCTGTAGTCGTATCAAATCTGACTGTGGCTTTCAGTTCAAAATTCGCCATTCCTGCAGGTAGTACTTGTAAAGTGTCTGTTCCAATTCGTCTACTTCCAGCGTCTGCGTTCAAATTATTTGATAATGTGAACTCCATAGATTGAACATGCCAGTATGAAGTAGTCGTAAGAGATGCGACGGCAGTCTCGACAGAAAACCTTCCGTTTACGAAGCTTAATGGTAATTGTGTCAGTGAACCAGTCAAAGACGCGCTAACATCGTTTGCCGTTATAGTTGAGTCCTTACCGATTAAACTAATATTCATCATTAATGCGTCGTCGATCTCTGCCTTTAGACCTAACTCATTAACTCTTAAACCAGTGTATTCAAACACCTTACCGTCTGTAGCTTGTCCTTTTCTGTGGTTAATACTTAACGAGCTATAAGTTGTAAGAAAATTTGCAATGTCAATTGTATGCTCAAACCCTAGTCCTCCAGCCGTCTCACCTGTAGCCGTTGCTGAAACTACTGGGCCACCACCAAAGGCATTTTGTAACAAGTAGTTACATGCTAATGACATCGGTGAAAAATAAGCCTCTATTTCACCTTCAATAGTTTTTCCTAATGAAATTGAATTAGAATTAGTTCTAGAAGTTTGTATCTCTTCTAATATTTTTGTTTCTTTAGTAGTTTTTAAACCTGCTGATAAAAAGTTTAGTGCCGCAGTACAAGTGGCATAAGTGCCATAAGTTGTTTCTCGACCTATTGCTAAATAACTTAAGTTACCTACTAATACACCTTGCCCGACACTCATAAATTCTCCTTAATTTAAACAGATTGCACAAAAGCTGACCAGTGCTCCTGCCCTATTTGGTTTAATCGTTTTGCTATTTTATCCTTAATCATTATTGCTTTATTTAAATCATGAGTAAGTTTTTGCACTAAATTTCTGTCTTCTTTTTTGTGCTCATAGTTTATTTGAGAAGACAAACTTCTTGTCATGTTAAAATCTAACATTGAGTCTTCGCTACACTGAACTATTGGCAATCTAAATGTAAGGATATATTTTTTTAACCACTCACAAGAGAATGATAAATTTCCAGATGTATAACCAAATTTTCCACTAGGAGTTATTACAAATGAATGCCTCATATAATGGGCCTTACCGTCACCGTCTTCATTAAATGCGTAGTATTTTCCGTCATGCTTCCATGAGTAGTCATAGCCAATTAATAATATTTTGTCGTATCCAAAAAAGTTTTTTCTACCTAAATTGTCAGATTGGGTTAGAAAAATAACCATTGCATTTGATACGTTAGTACCAGCAGGAATAAAGTTTTTACATCCTGATAACTGAGAAAATTCTTGCTCTGATTTTATTATGTCTTTATTAATGAAGAAATATTTATCAATCCAGTTACCATTCTCAGACCATTTTGGATTAGCACACGCATTGATAAACAATATTGTATCTTCTAATTTATCTTCCCAAGGCTTCATATATTTTTCATAGTCAACGTTAGCATCACAAACCATGCAATATGTTGGTGTAATACCGTGATCTAGCAAAATGCCAAGGGTTTTGTCGCAACACAAAATATCAATGTTGTGTTGATTCTTTTGAATTGTTTCTATGTTTTCTTCTAACGAGTAACCATTGGCTACGCACAATACGGCTTTACCTACTCCGATATTCTCAAAGTCTCGCAAGTTTTTTTGAGGATATTTAGAATGCTCTTTAGCGTGTTCACGCCATTGCACGCACCATTGTTTATAAGCTGCTTCTGATTGGGCTCGAATCATTTGGTCATTCATGGGGTTATGTCCTTTAATAAAAAACATCACACTCTAAAGTTAATACTCCAGAGCGTAAGTGTGTTTGTTCATTTAATACCGTTGTGTAATATTGGCATCCTGTTGCCACTTGCCAATTTACTACTCCAGATAAGTTAGCGTCAGATCTTAAAGCAAGCTCTATATTTTCCATTAAATAGTTTATATCTGTGTCGGCTGGATCTTGTTCTACTGAATTAAAATTATTGTTCCACACCGATCCGACAATACTAACAGGAATCTTGGCACGTCGTTTTGCATTCAATTGGTCTTTAGCAATATCAGCACTTACAATGTTTTTAGATTGAATGTAGCAAGTAACTAAAGGAAAAAAAGAGGCTTGAGGAATAATCATTTCAGGATTTACTTTTAGGACTTTTTTAACTCTTTTATTTGTTGGCATATCAGAGGACAAATCAATGGGACTTGCCGTTGTCGTATTGGCAGCATCAAGTATGGCCTTGATCTGAGTTAATATACTATTAAGCGGTGCCCTTATTGCCAATTAAATGCCCTCGTCTATCATGAATTGTAATGTCTGAACAGAAACTTTTTCAAGTGCTTCATCACTGAGCCACATAAAATCACGTTGCGGTAATATTCTACCACCTTCATTGTGAGCAAATGCGTAAGGAAATCCACTTTGTGTTTTAGCATTGTTGAACCAAACTAGACCCTTATTAGAAAATTTAGCGTTAGTAGGTTTGAAGCTTTGCCTTAAAGTACCATCAAACTGTAGGATTTTATTTCCTGAGCGTCCTATTTTGTTTAGGTATTTTTTATAGCTATTTGACCATGATTTCCATGGACCTTTTGATCCTTCCTCATTTTTAAAGTGATCCATAACGTCTTTGAAAACAATTGCTGACATTAGGCCTACAAATTTATTTTGACCATTTTCAACATTTTTAAGACGCTCTTTAACATTAGATAAAAAGCGTTGAACCTGATAATCATGAAATGTTGCTTTTATATCAACGGCCATCAATCCCTCGCTGAATCAATATCATCAAGCTTGTCAGTATCAACTTCCCAATTAAGCTCATCATCCTCTGCAAATGTAGGTGTATAATCAGATGTATTGCATAACACTCTATAAGCGGTCTGGCTCATATCGACAATAGATGAACCATTAGTGTCAACAAGGTCTAATTTATATTCTGCAATATCTTTTAAATTACTAACGGCTTGTTTTATTAATTCGTTAGCTCTGGCCATTGCTTCTTTACCACCACGGCTCATGCGTTGATACATGTAGCCTTCAGCAAGCGTCTCTGTGAGTGATGTAACCAGTGGTGGAATAGCTGTTGAAGTATTAAATGCAGATACATCGTACCTGCGAGATAAATATTTATTTACTTCATTCTCGGCATGAGTAATTAGCCTTGTTGCTAGTGACGTTGTAGCGGTATCGAATTCGGTACCAACCATTAACACCGATAATGATGATGTAGTCGCATAGGTTCCCAAGGCTAATCCCCTTTATTACTCTTCGTCTTGCTCTATTTCTTTAGGCCATTTTTCTAGTTTTTTTGCCTCAAATTGGTCTTGAGTTAACCACACGCCTTCGGCCTTCCACTTTTTAATCATTGGTGCCAATGCCTCTTTATGTTTTGCGGCTGTATTATTAGCAATAAAAACAGAAATAAGTTTGTTAGGTTTGAAAATAACTTTTAAAACTTTCACACCTTTTTGCGTATAAAAAACCTCGCCAGATTCTTTTTGTTTTTTAGATTTAGCCTTAGCTAATTTCTTTGCATGCTGATTGGCTTCTGTCCCTTTGGCCTGTGCAAAAGTTGGCAATTCTTCATTTGAATTAAATTCGATTTCCTGAACTTCTGTCTCTACTACTTTTTTTCGTCTTCCCATAACAAAAACCTCCCTGGGTAAAACGAGCAATGCGCGCTCCCACTACTTAACCCCAAGCAAAGTAATGGGGCGCGCAAGCTCTAATTATTAAGATGCACCGTTGATTAAATATCCTGTCAACGAAGCTACTACTTTATGCTGATACTTAACTTCGACTTCAATCGCGTTAGCATTTCTTTCATTGTCTATCCAAGAGCGAACTCGTGGTGCAGATGAAATAAATGTATAACCAAATGAAGGCGTTTTTAATCCTGCACCAGATGGTTTCCATCCTACGAAACATTTCGTACTAAAAAATGGACTCATGCTTGGAGTTAATCCAATAGCAGCAGTGTCTTTAATAGCAGTCGGAATGTGTAGCTCTGGAATACCAATCAAGGCACCAATCATTTCTTTAGAGACTTCACTAGAAGTGTACTTCACGCGGTCTAATACAGAAACGTGGTTCTTAATTGCTACAAATTCAGTGCGTGGAATAAATCCTACGTTTGGTGTCTTACCTGAATTTGCAATAATTGAAGTCGCTCCAGTATCAAAAACAGGTACAGGATCAGACACAGTTGTATTGGCTGTGAAAGCCGCTGTTGCTGCTAGAGATACGTTTAAACTCCAGTTAGTAGTTGTAAACAATGATGCAAGGTCATTTTCCATACGACGATAAATAGCATCTGTTAATGCTTCAGTCGTATCTACTTGTAACGAACCTTGGTCATTTTGTTCTTCTTCATCTACACCTACATAATCTTTTAAAGCGTGTTGCTCTAAAGCGTAGGTAGCTAAAGAAAATTCGAAAGTGTGCTCACGAGCTACTGCTTTTGGTGCTCTCTTTGTTTCTGGAATTTTAAAGTCACGGTCATAAGTACGATAGTAATCTGTATCTTTTACTACCGGAACTTGTGGCATAAATTTATCCCAAATGTATTCAGCGTTTTTGTACTGCACTGAAACATTAGAGAGCAGCTTATTTACATGTAATTGATTTTTCATTGGCATGGCTAATTACTCCTCTCTATTATGGAATAGACTTAAAGTGTGGTTGAATTAAAACGTCAGCGATTGTCCCAGTTGCGG